AACACCACCCATACGTGCACAGAAACTCTTACGACGGTTAGCAGCTTTACTTCCTGGTTTTAGTTTTGATGGAGGAGTTGTTACTGGGGCTTGTAAGTTACCACCCTTAGCGTTGTATGCGTCACGACCCTTTTGGGTTAGACCACCAGTAGAAGACTTGTGACCCTTAGCGTCAACAGCAGCTTCATCAATCACAGTTTCTTCTTTCATGCATGAACCTTCGGTGCATGGCTTGGTACCTGGGACACGTTTATAACCGTTCCAGCAGTTACAGGTTTTTTCTGTTAGGAAGTCTTTAAATGTTAACATGTTATTCCTTAGCGTTGCCAACCTTTGATGATGTCGGCTGAGAAGTTAGACTGGCTAAACTCCATACGATTAATAATTTTGACTGCACCACCTGATAGGTGATCAATCGCTACAAAACCTTCAACTCCTGTAACCTTAAACCCATTTGTAGTCTTAAGGAAAGTGGAGATATGCCCAGCTTGATTCATCTTATTGACAATCATATGCTTGGCGTCAACTAAAGTGTTTGCTAGATCGAATATCTTAACGATCTCTTTCTTATCATGGTTGGCAAAGAATGCCATAATCTCTTTACGTTTTGCTTCACCAGCAGCCTTACCCTTCTCGGTCTTTTGCTTTGGTTCTAGTTTGGTATGGATGTAATCAAACAGTTCTTTTACATATTTATTCGTGTCAGTAATCTTTTCTCCTGCACGGATTTTACTATTACCAAAGGTTTTGACCAACAACATCAGGTCAGGATTCTGACTAATGCCATTTAGCACTGCTGGTTGAATAGAACCAACAAGGGTATCTGCTTTATTGATGATACCGTCTAGGGTTGCAGTCTCTGCTTTTGTAAAGGTAGCAGTACCTGAATAGTCTTTGTAGTTGGCGTCATCCATCCAGATGCTTGAGACTTGGTTAAACTTCTCTACGATACCTTTACCGAAAGAAGCAGACATCGACTCAAAGCTATTACCAGTATAAGTGGTATGCCACACTACACCGATTTTTGCTTTCTTAATCTGTTTGGCTAGATCGCTTTCAGCTGGAACCGCATACACAATGGTATTTGGATGAAAGGTAACATACTTGGAACCTTCTATGGTTTCCAACTTTAAGTCTGATTGTGTAAACATCAGGTCGCCCTGATAAACACCTTTCTTGATTCCCAACTTACTAAACTCTTGTAGGGCAACTTTAAACTTTGCTGCCAAATCGCCTTCGGTATCAGCGTCAATCTCAGCTACAGTTTTGTATATCTTTGGTTCTTTGTTGAAGACACCCTTCTTGGCGATAAAGAATTTTCCATCACGTGGGTCAATACCAGCAAAGATGGCTGGTGCGCCATCCCACTTTACAGTGGAAGTAACTTTAGACTTTGCGTTACTGGCAAGCATATCACGTAGGTCACGTAGAAACTTAATTGCTTGCTTTGTGCCAGAAACACCTTCATTGAAGATCAAGTCTTCGAGGTGTTCCATGTGAGTATTTTTATCCTCTTTAATAAAGCTCTTTAGTGATTTCATTTTATTGTTCTTATACTTCCATCAGGATTTGCGAAGAATGCTTCAAAGGTTACTTCTTCAAACTCAGTCTTCAGCCTTAAAAATTCTTTTAGGTTGCTCATCGAATCATCGAACAACCTAACCTTTGAATACTGTTTTGTATTTAGATAGTTGCGAATGATGATTGCTTTCTTGAACGCTGGTATAAACTCACCTTCAATGTTACCAGCACGTTCAACACGAACCTTGTCGATATCGAAACCATACTTGCGGAAGGTTGCTAGGAATTTATCTTTGTCGTCAAAGTTTGCTCTGGCAGTAATGATAACAACTTTGCTGTTAGGATTCTTTACAGAGTTGGCTAAGATTGCCTTAGCCTTTGCCAGCATTCTTTGAATCGGCTTGGACTCATGGTAGAATTTGTGAGCATCTCTAAACTCAGAGAAGTCAAAATCTTCACCAGCCTTCAACGTGTAGTTGTTGAATTCATTGTTGGTTAGTTTACGGATAACCTTACCGTCTTTCATTACAGCAATTTGGGCTGTCGTATGGAACAGAGTATCGTCAATATCAAATATCGTTAAGCTACCTGTTTTTGTTTCTTCTTTTATGTATTCACTAAACCTTTTCATACGACTATTATACCCTAGTTCTTATTATTTGTAAAGTTGTATTTTCGCAACGTTGTTTTTTTGCAACGGACTCAGTACCCTCTGTATATAAGGACTTTAGCCCTTAATTTTGACGATAGGGGTTGGCGTCTTACTCATAGTGAATCCCATACGGTTATTTGTTGGGTAAGGCGCACTGCTCGGAGATCCGAATTTAAACTCAGCATCAGAGAATGCTTTGACGCTGTAGTAAATCGATGTTCCCTTCAAGTCCATATACACCTGTTGAATGTTTAGCGTATTGGCAGTCATGTTCAATAATGTCTGAGCATGATTAGTTGAAGTGTTTAACCACTTCACCATCTCAGCTGTGATTGGATAGTGAAGCAAACCGTAACGAACACGATCATATCCCTTACCCATAATGCGTTTGGAAACCTCTACGTTGATTGTGCTAGTATACCCAGTTGCATCATAAAACTCTTTGGTATACTTACGTAAATTTTCGTATGTTCCCATGTTAACTACAGCAGTTTCCATCTGTGCCTGTGTAGGAATACCAGTAGTATAGCCAGTCTTAAGATCTTTATGTTTTAATAGTTTAGTTAGCGCTAACCAACCAGCACTGTTTAGATACTGAGCTGCTTTAAGTGGTCCAAAATATAAACCATTTTTTTCTTCAGTTGAAAGGTGGTAGATGACCCATGATGGCTTGGCTAATTTGATATCAAGGTTTGTTGATGTTGTAATCAATTCTTCAATCACTGGCATTAGAGAAGTGATTGAGGGTTTACCACCTTGTCCAGCCTTTGCTGAAAACTTTTCGTCTAACCCTTGCTTTGTTACAAGGATGTAGTCAATTAACTTCTCATTACCAACAGGAAACTTAACTGCTTTATATTTGGTGGCATGAGTCTGAAGCAACCATGCTGCTCCAGTTATCTCACCGAAGTCTTTTAGAATGATGTTGTAATCTTCTTTACTAAGAGTTCCAGGATTCGTTGGAAAGGTGTTGTTACCTTTAATTGCCTGGTTATAAAGATACTCGCATGCGGATACCACTGCTGGAGATAATCCCATAGTCTTTAGTGTACTCTTTACCTTAGTATTTAAAGAAGTAAGCGTAACTTCGTTCCCATCTGCTATTCCAAAAGCAGTGGGTATTAGCTGTTTATTTTTAACCTGACCAGACATAAAAACTCCTAATAATTAATAGTTTACTATTTAGGAAGTTTTGCTACACGATGGTATTTTCTATCCCACTTTAGAATGTGCTGGGTTAGTTTGGGAAGAGCCTCATTACCACGGAAGTTGTTGTCGAATGCTTTGAGAATCATACCAAAAGTGCGAGAGTCTCGTTTAGTCTTGCAACGTGCAACTAACTCGGTAACTGGTATGTTTGGTCGATTGGTGTAGTACTCAATCAGAATACAATGTGCGTATGCCTGAATCTCGTCATAGTCGCTAAAGTACTTACGAGTCTCGTTCTTCTTTACGGACTTGGTTTTCTTGTGGGGTAAGTAATACCCATTGTAATCTTCAGAACGTCTCTCGTATTGCATAAAGTGAATCATCTCATGCATGAGAGTCTGAATGAAACGAAACTTGAACGCATCCCATGAACGTGGGGTGAACTCATGTTTGTTGAAATTATTGGAGTGTATTTCTATGGTTGATTGTCGGGTTTCTGGCTCGTAGAGACCACCGACTGCTACATACTCAGCGTAGAATTTAGCTTGGGAAAGAGGAGGGAGAAACGCTACTTTGGTTCTCCATTTACGGCAGTAGTTCATTAGACCAATTGAATCGTTGCGATAATTGTCTAGATCTTTCCATACTTTTGATGGAATGAGTTTAGCCCTAAATGGACGCTCACGGAAATTGAGCAGTTCCATCCAGTCGAATTTACATTGTTCAAGGAAGTTCATAGCCATATTATACCCCCTCTATTGACAGAAGTCAATCCATTTATTTAGGGATATATGGTATTGGGGACTCCATCCCCTTCTCCCAGAAGTGTAGCTCTACCTCTGGAGGGAGAATAAGACGTAACCCTTTTAATACCTTTTTATTGTCTTCATAGTGGCGTTGCACCCCTAATTCGACAATCTTGGACGCTTTGAATTTAACTACATTCTCGATATTTCGGGACTCGTTCAATAGATGGAAAGACAGGATTCGGTCTGGGTAGTTAGCCTTTAGCCAGTTGTCTGTAATTTGGTAGATACGAGTCTCAGACTTTCGGGCTGAGATAGCATGAAAGATTTCCTCTACTGGCTCAATTAACCTTTCGGCATTACTGTACCATTGATATAGGAATTCTTTCCTAGCCTTACGCTCGTCACCCTTCATCTTACCCCATTTCTTTTCAGAGGCAGGTGGCTGGGCAGCGAGTACACCATCGATATCATAGGAAACAATCATAGGAAATTCAATTTAATCTTGTCTGTATTTAAAATATACTGTTTCTGGGCAACCCAAATCTTCTCACGTTTCTCGACAGAAAGAGATGCAAACTTTTCAATAGATTCAGCTGTATCAGCTGGGAAACACCAGACCAACCCACTGTTACCTTGTGGTGCGCAGACAGGGATACCAGCGTAAACCGCATGGTAAGCACGACCAGTGCGCCAGCCAGAACGCTTATGCTTGTCATCATAGACAGCCAAACAACCATTGTACTTCTGATAGAAAGCACGACGATCTCGTTGCTGAGGATTCTCAACGATGTTCAATCCAACGTAGTCTGACCATTCAGCTTCTTTACCTGCAACCTCAAGAAAGGAAGACTTGGTATATTCTTTGAAGTGTTTAGTGCGACCACTTGGACGACCGATATAAACAACCTTCTCGATCTCACCACGATGAAACTCTGCGAACTCCATACCAGCAGCCATTGGTAAGTCAATGGTAGTTGAGCCAGCTGGACATTTCAGAATGGTGGCAACCTCACTTGGAACTGCAGCATTGGCTGCGATAGTCCAGCGTGACCAGTTTTCATTGGGTAGCAGTTCCCACAAGAATGGTAGGTCTGGGTCGTCGTTTAGAAATACAATGTCGCCTTTATGTGCGTTGATCATCTCAACAGTCTTGTCCCAATACTTTTGATAGAACTGTAGGTTAGTTCCACCAAACTCAAGAACAAGAGTATCACACTCTTGGTACGTATCAAACGATTCGAAGCCATCGTCTTTAGTTGTATCTGTTGGTTCAGACAAAGGTACGATGCGCATCCCAGCACCTAGCACATTCTTGAAGAACGCAACTCTCTTTTCAACCCATGCACCACGGATACCGTTTTCTTTATTGGTCAAACCAATTTTACCTGATACTCTACGGTATCCAATTTTCATTCCAGTGTTGGTAGAGTTAGCTGAGTAGAACCACTCAAGTAACCTTTCCTCGCCTAAAAATTCATGCAGTGACATGCGTTATCCTAATGAAAAATGCGCCACTCAAAAGTGGCGCTGGTTAAGTGATTCGGTATCAGACAGAAATACCGTTAGCCTTTAATTCAGCTGCGAACTCGTCTTCATCAATCACAACATCTGAAGTGTCGATGATACGTTGCAGTTGAGACTTCTCAAGTTGGGTCTGTACCTTCTTAGATACACCCTTAGAATTTGGTCCAGGGAACGCAAGCATACCACGCTCCAGTTGATTGAACTTAGACAACCAGTGTGGGTAGCCAATCTTTGGTGCACCATCAGCACGTTTGGCAAAAATTTCTTGCCAGATATGGTACATATCTTTTGACGCCAGCGTTTCGGCTGAAGCCAGTTCGGGACGGTGCTCAACGAAGGCATCGATACAACGCTTTTGACCCTTGGACAACTCAGAATATTTTAACATAATTTACCTCTCAAAGTGTAGTGTGTGTTTACAAAAAATGACAGCTGATTCACAACCGTCTAACAACTATTATACAGGAAACCTGAATAAAAGTAAAGCATTTTCTTACAAGTAGTTGCAAATTTGCAACGACCTTAAACCCTCTTAAACAGAGGGGTTTAGCTCAATCAGAATTTCGTAGATCGGGGTTTCGCCCGACTCAGAAGCCTCAAGCCACTCAGAAACGATTCGGGACGCTTCAGAAACGGTTTCACACTCTAGCGTAAAGACCGTAAAAAACTCGTCCGTAATTTTCACCTTTATCATAATCAACTCCTAAGAATAATTATTATACCCTAAAGCTGATTATTTGTAAAGCATTCCCCTACAGTTTGTAGGGTTATCCAAAGAACGATTCCAAGCTAGACTTCTCAGCCTCTGGGTGATATTTTGCAAGCATCTCTTCACCGTTTGTTTGGCTGCGTAAGTAGTCAAACCACTCATCGCTTTCCCACATACCAGCTGAGACACCATTCCACAAGGCACGTTGCTCTGGATGTTCTTTGTTCTTGCGACGTGTCTCAACAAAGTTGTAGCGAGTGTCTTCATATTCCTTTGTACCCAACTCAAGCATCTTCTCACGGAAGTAAACAACAAGAGAGATACGTTCAGAACCTTCTTCACAAACAATTGGTGTATTGCCATGCATCACTTCGTGATTGTTAATCAACAGCAAGTCACCTGGACGGACGTTAACTGCAACACGATACTCAGGTGCAATCAAATAACCACCTGTATAGCGACCATCATTTGATAGAGTCAACAAGTTTGAAAGACCAGAAGTCAAATCACCTGCATCATAATGAGCAGCAGTACGGAAAGTCTTGTTCACAGTCACAGTAGTGAATGGTGTTTCTGGAACCAAGAATGCTGGGTCAATCTTAGAAGCTGCTTCCATTTGATTTCGATAACGCATAGGCATCATCTCTTCAAATGCTTTAGACAAACGCTGTAAGAATGGGTATGACATTTTGAACTTGTCAAAGTAGTCACGTGTATAAGAAGTCGCACGACCAAATGGGATACGTGGGTAGCGATCGAACCAGCCAGCTACGCCAGAGTGTACAGAGTTAGCGTAAGTAGTTGCACAGATTAGATCTTTGGTGATACGTTGCGCTTCTGCTTTGGCTGCATCTTGTGATAGAGTGCGAGTTGCGTCTACCCATGTTTCAAAGTCAAACTTCTCTTTCTCTACACGTTCAATAGACCAGACGTTGGCACGGTTGGAGATAGCTTCCTTCTTACCAGCATGCTTAGCACGGATCTCATCGATAGGATCTTCACCGACCAAGTTAAGAGTTGGCTTTAGAAAGTAATCAATAACTTCATATTCATATTCCTTGACCCACTGACGATTGCCAAGAGAACCTGCACGTGGACCAGCTGCGGTGCCACGATTCTGTGTTTCTTGAGCAGCTTCACGAAGACCAATGTATGCTTGGTCTTGCATCTCTTTGCTAAAGTAGTTCTTACGAAACTTAAATACGATGCGCATCTCATCAGCACCAGTGTCATAGTTGGCTGGCATATAAACATCACAGTCTTCTTCGACTAGGATGTCATAGTGTGACTCATCAAGGAACTGCCCCAACAGGTGGGTACAGTCATATTTACGATCTGCTACGATTACTTTCACCATTTTGTTCTCTCTTTCTTAACCGAAGTTAAATCCCTCACCAGAGATTCCCTTCATACGTTTACCGAATGTTGTCTTATCGAACATTGGTCCATCATCAGTTCCAGCGTCAGCTATACCTTCTTGCGCACTCATCTCTACATTATACAGCTTCATCTTACTTCTGTCAACTCCTACAACAAAACGCTTGTAGTAATTTGGATCAGAGTAACGATTCTTCAATTGCTTGACCATAATCTGATTCAACTGTTCCAACTCTTCTGTGCTGATCAAAGCAACCATAAAGTCAACTGTCGCTGGCAAACCAAACGATTCAGAGGTATCTTCCAGACCTGGATCGGAACTGGTGAAACCAGATCGAGTCGTTTGAGTGGCAGATAAAATCGGCAGATTATACTCAACGGCAAGACCACGAATCTCTTCAGCAATGCTCTTGATATATGTATAAGAGTTTACGTTAGCTCCCTGCTTTAAACGCTGAGAAGCACAGATATTTAAGTAGTCAATAATAACGATGTCTGGCTTGAAGTCTTTCTTCATACGCAGTTCTTCAAACAATGCTCGGAAGTGACCAGCATGAGCACTCGCTGTAGGATATTCCTTAACAATAAGTTTACCCTTTGTCTTGTCTGCAATCTTTGCTACACGGTTCTCGAAGATTTCTCTGTCGATAACCTTCAATTCATCCATAGTCATATTCAGCAAGTTAGCATCAATACGTTCAGCGATGCGCTCTTCAGCCATCTCCAGAGTTATGTATAATACATTTAGATTCTGTAAAAGAACAGAAGCTGCAACATGACACATAGCCAATGACTTACCAACACCAGTGCCAGCCAGAATGACATTCAATGTTTTCTTGGACAAACCACCTTTGGTAATCTTGTTAAGAATATCAATATCGAATGCAACTTTCTCTTCCACACGATGGTAAAAGTCATATCGTTCATTCGCATCATCAATGTAATCATGACCAATGTGATTATCAAACGAAACTGCCAAGGCATCAGACAACAAAGATGGGATAGCATCTTTGGTTTGTACTTTATCACGTCCTTCGATAATCTTAATCGAATCCATGATGGCAAGATAGACAGCACGTTCTTTACAGAAGTTCTCTGTCTCGTTCAATAACCAATCAACGTTGGTGTCATTATTCACCAACCCATCAATCATCCCCTCAGCCTCACGAACTTCTTGTTCGTTCAAATCGGTTCGATTGGAAACTTCAATAGAAAGAATCTCTTTACTGGCTGGTTTGTTAAACTCACTGAAGAATTTAACAAACTCAGTAGCAATGACACGCTCTGTCTTATCTGCGAAGTATTCAGTCTTTAGGAATGGAACAACCTTTCTGCAATAGTCTTCATTGAAAACCAGATTACTCAGGATCGTTGTTTCTACTCTCATCAGTACCGCCTCTATAAATTAGTTCGTGTTTCTTCAACGCTTGCTCAATTAACTCAACAAGAATATCGCCAATAGTCTTTTCAAATTCTTGCTTCTTGCTTGTCTTAACATCACCTTCAATGATGTTGTAGTCGAAACGCAAGATTGGTTCATTCTCATCAGGGAACTCAACCGCCCCAAAGTTAAATACTACATCATTAAATTGTGATTCGAAGTCACGGATGGCAACCATGTAGTAACCATCCAGAGTTGCATCAGGTGATATTTCATACCTCACTGTGGTCATCTTCTACCTCCTCTTCAATTTCAACTGGCACAACCTCATCACTACCAAACTTATATTTCTTGGCAACGAACTTATCTAGCTCGGCAAGAATTTCTGGAGTGAAGTACTTATCTGGATTCTCGTTGATGTTCTTACCGAATAACTTCTTACCGTCTGGTAATTCAATACGACCACCTTGTGACTTCCAGATACCAGCTTCAATAGCGAGGTCAAGTAACCCATGATGACGGTCAAGTCCAGTTGAGAATGACAACTTGGTTTCTACCATTGATTGTTCTTTTGTGAAGCGAGACTTCTCTAGCTTACACTTGATAATATTACCAATAACTTCAGTACCGTCTTTATCTTTTGATTTTGACAAGAACACAATAGTTGAAGCTGCATACTTCAAACCATCACCGCCACCCATTGTCTTGGTAGGAACATAAGCACCGACAACAGCGTAGGTATGGTTGGTAACAATCATAGCAACATCAAGTTTAGCCAACTTCAAAGACAAGACACGGAATGCGCCACGAATCAACTGAGCACGTGTCATATCTCGAGTCTCTTTACCTTCAGCGATGTCTTCCATCTCTTTAGTGGTTGACAACATACCCATAGAGTCAAGACCAAGTAGCAAAGGTGGGCGATCTTTCTTTGGTGTCTTATCGTAGATATCAAGAATCTTAACTGCTTGATTGCGAAACTCTTGTACAGTGGAAACTGGCACGATAACAAAACGCTTAGTGTCGATACCACGTTCAGTCAGCATATCCTTGGTCAAAGCACCTTCGGTTTCAAAATAAACTACACCAGCTTTGGGATTACTTTGTAAGAAGTGTTTGCAGATTCCCAGTGCATAGAAGGTCTTTCCTGTTGAAGACTCTCCTGCAAGGGCTGTAACTTTATTAGAAGGTAAACCACCAAACAAGCTGCCAGACAATAAAGCATTGAACGCATAGCTACCAGTATCAATAAAGCTGCTAGTATCACCAACAACACCATCATCAGCAAGTCCAGCATATTCGTTATCCAGTTCCTTAACGATTGATTTTAAAAAGTCCATATATTTTCTCCAGTATAAACATTAGTATACATGATTGGCAGTCATTTGTCAAGTTAGGCAAAGAATGATTCCAATGATGATTGCTCTTCCACTGTCCAACCCAGTGGTCCAATAACAATTTGCATAGCGTCTAGAAAGACTTTCTCAAACTGTTTCTCATAATCAACGTAACTATGTAGGTTTAATTCTTTTGGAAGTTCACCCACAAACGAAATGATGTCTTCTTGAATAGGGTTTGGCTTCTTCAAGTAAACAAACTTAATTTTATCACCATCACGAATCAACTGATGCTGTGAAGTTAACCCTCTATCCTTTATGTAGTGGTTATGCAAAAGCGCACCACGAACATGGATAGGAGTTGACTTAGCATAGATGCTATGTGTGCCAGCATAAGTCCTCAGTCCATTGACACCACGAGGGAATGCAATGTCTTCAACTGCCATCTTATAAAAGTCAGCACGGAAGTCTTCAATATATTTTTGCAAGTCAGCCTGATTACCACGAAGCACAACTTGAATAGAGTCTTTCAGTTTACTGCGAATAACAGCAGGTGTTGAAGACTTGATCATCTCAAGACCCATGACCTTTAACTTAGGTTGCGCATACTGCACACCTTCAGAGTTGTGGACGTTAAGGATGTAACGCTTCTTGGCTACCCACAAACCTTTGTCAGCCAATACTTCTCGCTTCATCTGCATCTTCTGTTCATATGCATTCATATACTCAGCAAGTTCTTCGTAGCACTGATCAATAAAAGGTTGGAACTTATCTTCGCAAACTTTATCCATGAAGGTAATCACCTGTGCGCTATCGGTAGTATCGCCATAGACTTTATCAACCAACGCTTCAAACGTCAGGTAAACAGAGTCAGTGTCAATCGCAATAACAAAGTCTTTACCTTTAGTACCGAGGATCTTGTTCATAAACTCATTGAGTTTGTTTGCGATCCAACGGATAGATAGCTGACCAGACAACGTGATACCTTCAGCCATGCGAATGTCAAAGTAGCGGAAGTACTGATTACCCAACGCACCATAAGCTGAGTTCAATGCAATCTTCATCGCCATCTGCAGGTTGTTCAGCCGAGAGATCTCTTTCAACAAATGCTTCTTACTCTTGTCGTTCTGATACTCTTGCTCAACAGCCAACATCTGTTTCTTAAACTTAGAACGGTTAGCGTACATCTCATCCATCACGTTAGGTAGAAACCCACGTTTATCTTTTGTGTACATAACACCGTTGGCAGTCAGAGTAGCGTTGCGCTCAGCCGCACCACTTGTATCCATCTTCTTATGTAGTAGTTTTTCAACTGTGACTGGTATGCGTCCAGGTAACAAAGTCTCTGGTGAAATGTTATACTGCATAATCAAGTGAGGATACAGACTGTTCAAGTCAAACGAAGCAACGTACTTATGCATACCAACCAACGGTTCTTTAACATACGCACCTTCAAACGCTGTGTCTTTGCGAGAAGCAGTGTTGTGAGGAATAACGATGTTGCGATCACGCAAATGATTATAGATAATGGCATCCCACATACGTACTTGAGAGAATACGTCTTCCATATTAATCTTAGCGTTATACGCCATGGTCATCTGTAACTCAAGCAAACGCATCTTATCTTCAAGTCTGTCAACCAACCCTACGTCTTGAATGTTATAGTCAACAAACTCTTCCCAGTAGTTGGTATAAAAGTCTTTGAACGATGTGCCTGGATTTTCTCTCTTGCGCTCACCTAGTTCAACGAATGCAATATGGTCCAACTTATAGGACTCTTGGTTGGTGTATGTATATTTTTTGTACAAGTCGTAATAGTCAATAGAATTAACACCAACAATATCATAACAGACTTCCTCATCACCTCTCACCTCAATCTTACGTTCATTGATAATGTTCCATGGCGAAAGTTTCTTAGACCAGTCCTCGCCCAACACATTGTTAATACGACGGACAAGGTATGGAATATCAAACAACTCAGTGTTCCAACCAGTCACAACGTCAGGATACTTACTACGCCAGAATGAAATGAACTTACGCAGCAACTCTTCCTCAGTGCCACACTCAACGTATTTGACATGAGATGCAACTTTATAGGAAGGTTGGCTTGCGAAAGTTGTAATTTGTTTTGTGACGTTATCTTGAATCGTAATCAGCAGAATAGCTTCGTCAGCTTTCAGAATATCAGGAAACCCTTCTTCAGTTGAGGTTTCAATGTCAATCGTATAGATTGTCATCTGCTCTTTATCCCAACGGATTTCATTACGGAAAGTGTCGCTGATGTATTGATACTGCCAGTTAGTGTTACCGTAGATAGCGATGTTATCTATGTCTTTATACTTACCCATGAAGTCACGTGCATCACGGATAGAACCTGGATGAACTTCATAGACAGGAGTTCCCTCTAGTGTCCTCCATGGAGTCTCTTTGGTTGATTGCCCAAAGGTAGCATAAAGTGTAGGCTGAAAGTCTTCCTTAAACTTTACAGCTTCACCGTTCTCGTAACCACGAATAAGAAGGTTATTGCCGTAGCAGTAGACGTGTGTATAAAAATCCATTTAAACTCCATAAAGTAGCATCATCGCATCGTACGCACAGTCATGCACGGGATCATGCTTAATAACATTGTGGCGCTGGAAGGTTGGGTGTTTGACTTCGCAGTAACCATCCTTTGATGTAGCACACAACAAATCAACTGCAGTGCGAACGTCTCGCCAGTTATTATACGGGAAAATTAGTTCTTGGTCAAGTTGACGTGTAAGACTGTCAATAACCATTTGATCAAGAGAACCACGAGCAAAGACTTGAGCATTGCCATGCTTCTTAACATAATCTCGAAGTAGTGCGATCCCTTCTTCGGCAGAGGAATCATATTTTGTTGGATGAAAACTAACCTTGCGAACATGTTCATGTTGTTTAGCCCACCATTCCATTGTCTCTTTCATCATTGTACGTTTGTACAAAGTACGTTGTTCTTCTACATTGAACTTAACGAAAAGAGAATTCTTAATCATAGTATCGTAGTCGTCACCTTCGTTGTAGTAAAGAAGTGCAGCCGACAAGATAACCGAAGTAGACTCTACACCGAGAGTCTCAACATCAAACATATACATAGTATTCCCCAAAAAGAAAATCGCCTCAGATTATTATACCTGAGGCGACCATAAAAAGCAACTAATCTTTATTGGATAATGCTGGAAGCTGCCTTTGATGCTTGCAATGTTGCAGCAACTTGTTCCTTTGTAAGGATTTCCAAACCTAAACCAAAGAGACGTTTGTATTCTTGGATAAGTTTGTCAGCTGGTGTACACTCGCTTGCAAGTGCATGTTTGAAAACGCTAACACGTCCATCTTCTGCGAAAGGCATATATGGTGCCATCACACCATCAGTCTTACCATCGCTAGTATTCTTTAAAAAGATAATAGCTGGATTTGTTACGTAGATAGAAGTATCGTCTTCTGGTCTATTGTCATCGGTCTCAGCAATTAATACATCACCATTGATCAATCTAAAAGTTCTTACTATGCTCATATATTCTCCTGTTCAATAAGCCACTCAACCCAATTTGATGCTACTTCTAAATTTGCGAAGTAGCGGATAACGACGTCAGAATTAAAATAGTGCTTAGCAACTACCATCACATTCTTATCGTTTAATACAGATATCTTCATTAACCAGTTTCCTCTGCGGATTAACTGGAAGGTTACCATACGTTTGAAGATATTTGCTTTCATCATCAATCTATTTAGTAAATTGATGAAGGGGGAATCGCTTCCCCCTATTTTTATTTCACCTTACCTAATTTGTAAGATTTATATTCTTGGATTCCTTCAAGAATAGCAGCAAAAATATTCTTACAGCGATTCAGCAGCTTTGTCATATGCGTCCTCTTGTAAAAATTCCTTTTGCCCTTTAGTCTTCACTGGCACTTTCCTTGCTTTCTGTGTCTCTGGTAGTAATTGATCGAGAGCGATCTTTAATACACCATTGAACAGTTCAGCATCCTTAACTTCATACTGATCACCGATAGCCCATGCACGTGTAAACGCACGCATGCCAATACCTTTGAACAAGTAGTCAGTGTCAGGTGGTTCTGTAGATTCAGAGTTGCCCTTAACAATTAACTTACCGCCATCAATGGTAATGTCAATTTCGTGTTGTGCGAAACCTGCCACAGCGATTTCAATCGTGTAGGTATTACCGTTCTTGCGAACATTGAATGGAGGATAGTTGGGAATGTTTTTGGTTAGTTCATCATGAAGAACTTGCATCTTCGAGAACTGGTCATCGAAACCTACGAACACCTTATCAAAGTCTTTGAAGTGTTCACCAAAAAGTGTGGGAATAAATTTATGTACCATCGTAATCTCCTTATTGTTTAGCAAATGCTCTCTTTGCATCGAACATATAAGCCGAAAGACCCATTGTAGTCCAAAAGTCTACATGTGCTTTGACAACAGTTTTTGCAAGAGAAGCCTGTGCTTCAATAAATTGATTAAGGGGTTTTTTGAGTTCTTCGTTTTTGACGCAGGTCTCAACGAATTTAGTTTTGACACTTTGGAAAGTGTCGATGGCTGTGTTAATGTTATTCAACATTGTTTTCTCCTATTAAGCGAGTGATTTAAAATGATACCCCGAAGGCGTATCGGTAAAGTACTGGTTACGTTCCTCCAGCGACAGTATCGTCTGTCCGTTTTAGTACGCTCCTAAGGTAGGGGAGACCTATTTCCCATCCCGAGTGGGACTTATCGATTTGCGATATACATCGTAATCTCAAATCCAAAACGCATATCAGTTGCTTCTGGTTTAGTCCACATAATCGTCTCCTGTTAACACTACCAAGGCGGTAGTTGACTACTTAGCAAAACGACTTGCGGTAACCTCTAAATGATATCATTATTTATATATAATGATTTTCATTACTTCTTCTTACCAATATTATATTTAGGCACCAACTCCCATTCGTTTTTCTCTTTATGAGAAACAACTTTAATTTGGGACAAGGATGCTTTTTGGTCTGCTCGTTCGTTATGAAGGATCTTTAACAATCCCCAATCTTGCAAAAGACCAGCAATAGTGTTACGACGTTCTACATCGTTTGCGGTAATATTGGATTCTTTGCCATCTAACGCAAACAGTTCTTTGAAGTGGACAATAAAGTATCGCCCCTGTTTGTGTAGGATATGGCATGATTGATATAGCTTCTTATCCTTGCGGGATGCGATACCAATACGTGTTAGAGTTTCTCTAACCTTTAGAAAATTATCTGGCTCTGGTAAGAGCACTTCCAACATAGACTCTGGAGTCCAGTCGTAATAAATCATTTCAACAGTCATCGTCTTCCACCTTTATATAGTTTTTCTTCTATTTGTTTCAGTTGTTCATCGCTAAGAATGGACATAGCAACTTTCGCCTTTTCATTGGAATAGCCGAAGTATTCCTTTACCAGAGTAAGCTGTTTGTCTTTGGTGGCTTTTTCGTTCCACTTGGACCAACGCTTTTTCCGACTAATACTATTTAGCAAAAACTGAAATTGCCATTCTTTTGGCATGTGGTGAAGACGGTTCATCTCATTGGCATACATCACTGTATCCATGTAGTATGAAAGACCTCTGTTTACGATAAAGGCATTATATTCCTTGGTCGCAAGAGGGTCGTTGTTGAATAGATTCTCCTTTGTTTCTGTGACAGCTTTTATATATTCAAATGGACTTCTCATGATAAACTTTCAAGATGAACAATGCCTTCTTTTTCTACGGCAAACCTGCCATCTGGATACTTACGTTTTAATGCAGTTTTAATTTCTTCTTTGGTACTACCTTGTCCAACAAACTCATTGGTCTCAGCATTATAAAGAAAAATTACACCATTATGTTTCTCAACATTAAGTCTAATGTAATCATCTCGTTCATCGTCAACTTCTTCGCCATGCGGGATATCGTCAAAATGTCTAAGTAGAGTCTCCACCCGATTCATGGCTACACGTTCACGCTGGATCCAACCTATGGCAACCCCAAGAGCGAAAATTAAAAAATAAAGAATAAGGTCGGAAAATTCCATAGTAGCCTCACTTGAACTTACATTGTACCATGATCTCTGTCAGAGCAGCCATGATATTTAGTTCTTGATCAGCAACGAATGCAGCTTTATATTGATAGTCCGCAAGAGTCACAACCATCTGAGGGATGGAACCCTGATCGATTACGTCAGTGGATTTATCATACATCTCACGGAAGATATGAGCAGTACCCAAGTCTGCATTCTTACCGACCCACTTACGAACTTCTGGATACTTCTTACCTTTGAGATACTCAACCAACTCACGGAAGGTTTCGTCACTTAGGTTTAAAAGAATACCAGAGTCAATTTTACCTGACACAGAATAACGTTGAAGCTCGCCAAGGATACGACGATAGTCAGGGAAGTGTTTGGTCACTAACTCAGCAACAACCTTCTGATCAAACTCGACACCCTCTGCTTTGAGGATTTCAGTTGCACGTTTGAAGAACGTAGCAGCGATCTTAGGTTTATCTGCGTTATCGATCTTGAAGTCCACAACAGCACAACGACTGTGGAGTGGTTCAATGATACGATGTTTAAAGTTACATGTAAAGATGAAACGGCAGTTATTACTGAACTCTTCGATGAGTGAACGTAGAGCAGGTTGAACCGAATCGGCATTCATATAGTCTGCCTCATCAACGATGATAACTTTCTTAGCATCAGTCAAAGAGATAGTGGAAGCGAATGCTTTAATTGTTGTTCGAATAACGTCAATCGAACGACCTTCGTCCGAACCGTTAATCATAATAAACTCTGCACCAACTTCATTGCAGAGTGCTTTGGCAACAGTGGTCTTACCTACGCCAGCTGTACCAGTGAATAAGAATGTTGGTAGTTCACCAGAAGCAATAAAACCTTTAAAGGTTTTCTTCATCGCCTCTGGTAATACACATTCATCAATCGTCTGTGGACGATACTTCTCTACCCACAAATAGTGTTCCATAATTATCACTTTCATCATTAATAAAAAATTCAATTAAATTAGAGGGAGCAACAACAATCTTTGCAACTCTTGCTCTCTCTACTTGCTCATCATGACAGGGAATACATTTAGTGCGAACATCGTTTGGGTGTTTTCTTTCTGTTTCATCTTTAAGATAAAAAGCATTTAGTGGCTTGTGCACTTTACACTTTTTACACCAACTAACAATTCTAGTATTGTCGCCAAACAAGGTGGCAGAGAAAGTATCTTTCGGGACTTCTCTCCACACTCTTGATATATTTTCTCGTCTCAAGTGTGACATAATATAAACCTCAAAATAATAAATTATTCGAAAGAAGTATCTGCTTCCACAGCAACGTAGTAAGTCAAGTCCCCATTGCCAGTTGCTTTAAAGCGAGAGATTTTCTTTGAGGATACAGCAACGTCATAATCGCCTGCAATCATCTTTAAGTTTTCAACCTTCAAGTTTACTTTGAAAGTTTTGTCAGTGGAACCAACTACAGACTCGTAGCAGTTTGAAGAAGCATTCTTCTTATCACCAACAACAATCTTCATATCAGAACCATCGCCAACGATAGATACGTCAGAAGAATGTAGAACAGAAGCTGTACGCTGAATCAACTGGAAGGTTGCTGCGCTCAGATGGAAGGTTACGTCTTCAGAAGGAAGAACGATTTGTTTTGCTGGTGGGGCAGTGATGTTAGAAGCATCAGCAGCATAATACTTGATGCTATTCTTACCATCCTTAATGTTCACAAACTTATCGCTAAAGGTTAAGTCTGGATCTTCGAACAAAGATAACGCACCGAGGAACTCTACTAGATCGTAGATGGCAAAGTCTTTATCGAAGTGTTCTGCAACGGTGGCAGATGCCATTACGTTTTTCTGCGCAGAGATGGTGGCAAGTTTGTTGCCTTCTTTAAAGAGCAGGTGGCTGTTAATGGACGAATAGTTTTTCAACAATCCAAGGGTTTCTTTACTTAGTTTCATTTACGGTTTCTCCAATCAAAGTACATAACAATATGTATAACAAGTATACCCCAAAAACAAGGGTATGTCAAATAATTTAAACAATTTTGTAAAGCGCATCATTCTTTCGAATACTTTACATCATGTTCATACAAGAACATCAGGCAACACATTGCATGTGCCAAATGGTTCTTACCAGTTTCGGGATCATCTTGTTCTCCCTCTTTCCATGCCCAAAGATGCCTTTGCATTGCGTCAAAGTATCTTCGCTTAGAATCTGGAACATGTTTCCAATTATCACGTTCATATTTTTGAGCACCGAAAGTTAAAATATCTACGGTTGCTTTTAATGCGAGTGGAGGCAGTAAACCATACTCTAGTTTACCGCCATCAAATTTTCTACCACCAGTCGTAGCGGTCTGAGAGTCTTTAACTGCGTCTTTCATGTCACCTCCAAAATAATCTCGGCTCTGGGTACTCAGAGAATACCCAGAAACGAACTACTTACTTACGTGCTCTGAACATGTCAGCGCCACCGATAGCATTAGCCAACGCAACGATGCGCTTGCTTGGTGTACCGATGCGATACTTAACAACCTTCTCACCTGAGGACAGAGTGGTTGGATTGCTGTATACACAGAAACCTTGCGTGCGAAGTGAGTGAACTGCACGACCTGGATTCTTCAAACCAAAGATACCCGAGATCTGTTTTGCAGTTAGTTCTGCACCAGTCTGTAGGTGGGAAAGCAATTTAGCTTGTTTAGACATAATATCTCCATGAAAACCATCAATAAAAAGAGTCGAGGTAGCGATGGCAGTACCACCCCGACCAAAGCATCAGAAAGGAATGTCTTCTGCTTTAGGTGCATCGGGTGCAACTGCAGCAGGGACAACATCATCTTCTGAAGAAACTTTATCGAACAAGTCAACAAAAGCCAGACGAGTAGCATCGTCAAATCGGTTGGTGCACAACTCAACTGATTTCTTTTGGTTCTTGAAGATTGCAAAAGCACGAATGATGTGAGTCAATCGGCGAGTAGTAATTGTTTCATCAACACCACCTGCATCAAAGGTGCGACGGATAGCGTCAGCCCACTTGATAAGTGTGTCAGCGAACTTCTCATCAACACACTCATACTGTTTCATAAGATTAATGATAATCTTCAACTCAACAGAAGGTGCTGGGTATTCTTGGTTAAAGGTAACAGCGAAACGCTCGAGGAACGCTTCGTTCAATACGTTGGTACCGATGTAACGACCATCGTCTGAACCTTTACCTTTAGTGTTTGCAGTAGCAAAGATGTTGAAACCTTCAGCTGGATAGATAAGTTCGTTCTTCAACTTGAAGTAGAATGGCTTACCTTCAAGGATAGGCTGCAAACACATCAGCGTGTTAGAGTTACCAGCATCAATCTCGTCAAACAAGATAGGCATACCCATACGCATGGCGATAACGACTGGACCTTCAACGATCTCTACGTTGCCATCGATAAGGGTTTTAGTACCGATCAGTTGGTCTTCATCAGTCATGCTGTTAAAGTTGATACG